GGACGACGATCCCGGAGACCGACCGGCGCGGGGTGTGGGAGCACCTGGCGGCGCACCTGCGGGACGCCGACCTGGAACCGCCGGATTTGCGCGACGGCCCGCCGGAGGTGGAGCGGCGGGCGTTCGCGCAGGCGGTGGAGGCGGTGGATGTGGAGGAGCGGCCGCGCATTGTTGGTTATGCTGCGCTGTTCAACGCGCTCTCCGAGGATCTCGGCGGTTTTCGTGAGCGCATCGCCGCCGGCGCGTTCGACGGTGCGCTGGCGGCGGGGGCGGATGTGCGGGCGCTGTGGAATCACGACCGCAATCTGGTGCTCGGACGGACGATGAACGAGACGCTGCGTCTGGAGAGCGACGAGCGCGGGCTGAGGGTGGAGATTTACCCGCCGGATACGGTGTGGGCGCGGGATGCGCTGGAGAGTATCCGGCGCGGCGATGTGGATCAGATGAGTTTCGGGTTCGTCACGCTGCGGGATGCCTGGCATACCGAGCCGGATGGAACGGTGATCAGGACGCTTGAGAGTGTGGAGTTGTTCGACGTGTCGCCGGTGACGTTCCCGGCGTATCCGCAAACGAGTGTGTCTGTGCGCCAACGCGCACGGGAATTGAGAGAAGCCGCGTCGAGCCGGGCGGACGGCGCGGAGGCCGAGGCGCGGGTCAGGGCGCGGGCGCACCTGGCGGTGCAGCGGCTACGGTTGGAGTTGAAATCACGAGAGTAAGGAGGAACAGACGATGGATATTCGAGAATTGCGACAGAGACGGGCCGATCTGGTCGCCCAGGCCCGCGCCCTGCTGGATGGGGCGGACGAGGAGGGGCGGGGATTGACCGACGAGGAGCAGGAGCAGTACGATGATCTGGTAGGGCAGGTTGATGCTTTGACCGCCGATATCGAGCGGCGGGAGCGGCTGGCCGATCTGGAGCGTGATCTGGGTCAGAGCGCGGGCCGTCAGGCCGGGGGGATGGAGGATCCGCGCATCGGGATGAGTGAGCGGGAAACGCAGCGGTATAGTCTGCTCCGCGCCATCCGCGCCGCCGCGACGGGCGACTGGCGGGGCGCCGGGCTGGAACTGGAGGCGAGCCGGGCGGTAGCGCAACATCTGAAACGCGAGCCGCGCGGGTTTTTCGTCCCGTTCGACTGGATGGTGCGGCAGGCCGGGGCCGGTGGCGAGCAGCGCGACCTGGTGGTCGGCACCGACACCGCCGGCGGGTACACCGTCTCGACCGACCTGCTGGCTGACAGTTTCATCGAACTGCTGCGCAACCGCATGGTCGTGCGCACCGCCGGCGCGACGGTGCTCGCCGGCCTGATCGGTGACGTGGCGATCCCCCGGCAGACCGGCGGGGCGACGGCGTACTGGGTGGCCGAATCCGGTGCGCCGACCGAGAGCCAGCAGGCGTTCGACCAGGTAGCATTAACGCCGCACACGGTCGGCGCGTTCACCGACATCTCGCGCAAACTGTTGCTGCAATCCAGCCTGGACATCGAGGCGTTCGTGCGCAGCGACCTGGCGACGGCGCTCGCGCTGGCGATTGATTACGCTGCGCTGCACGGCAGCGGTAGCAGCAATCAGCCGACCGGCGTCGCCCACACGACCGGCATCGGCAGCGTGGCGGGCGGCACGAACGGGGCCGCGCCGACCTGGGCGCACATTGTGCAACTGGAGACCGAGGTTGCGGTGGACAACGCCGACATCGGTCGGCTGGCCTACGTCACGAACGCGAAGGTGCGTGGGAAATTGAAGCAAACGGAGAAGGCATCCGGCACCGATCTGTGGGTGTGGACGGATGGAGCGAACCCACTGAACGGCTACCGGGCACTGGTCTCGAATCAGGTGCGCAGCGATCTGGACAAAGGTACTTCGACCGGCGTCTGCTCTGCGATTTTCTTCGGCAACTGGGCCGATCTGCTCATCGGGATGTGGGGCACGCTGGATATTCTGGTGGATCCGTACACCGGGAGCACCAGCGGGACGGTGCGGGTGGTGGCGTTCCAGGATGTGGATGTTACGGTGCGCCACCCGGAGAGTTTTGGCGCGATGCTGGATGCGCTGACGAGTTAACGAGTGAACGAGTGGCGGGCCCGGGGCGTCTGGCCCTGGACCCGGGCCCGTCATCCTGGAGGTGGAGATGAAAGTCAGGATTGTACGCGGTACGGTGGTCAACGGCCGGCCGGTCGCAGTTGGGGATGTGGTGGAGGTGGGCGAGCGCGACGGTGAGTTGCTCGTCCGGCTCGGCAGGGCGGAGCGGGTCGCCGTCACGCGCAAGCGCAAGCGAAGTACGGCTATCAGGTCACAGCGGGAGACGGCAACGCGGGAGTAGCGGACGATGGAGTTGACCGGTAGTCTGCTCGTCGTAACGCCCCCTTCCTCCGAGCCGGTGACGTTGGCGGAGGCGAAATCTCAATGCCGTGTGGATGTTTCCGACGACGACGACCTCATCACCGCATACATCCAGACGGCGCGAGAGTATGTCGAGGCGGTGACGCGGCGGGCGTTGCTGACGCAGACGCTGGAACTGCGCCTGGATGAATGGCCGGACGGCGAGGCGATCTACCTGCCCCGCCCGCCGGTGCAGTCGGTGGAGAGCGTAACGTATCTCGACGAGGACGGCAACGAGCAGTCGTTCGACGCGAGCAACTATGTCGTGGATACAACCTGTGTCCCTGCGCGGGTGGTGCTGGTCTCCGGCGTGTCCTGGCCGAGCGACGACCTCTACCCGGCGGGCGCGGTACGGGTGCGCTACGTCGCCGGGTGGTCGAGCGCGGGCGACGTGCCGCGCCCGATCCGGCAGGCGATCCTGATGCTGGTCGGGCACTGGTATGAGAACCGCGAGGCGACGGTGGCGGTGGGCAATACGCACGTCGTGCCGTTCGCTGTGGACGCGCTGCTGTGGTCGTGGCGCGTGTTGCAGTTCTGAGCGAGTCAGCGATTCAGCGAGTCGGCGAGTCGGCGAGTGAGCGAAGCGATTCAGTGAAGGGGTGAAGCGTGAGGGCTGGGAGGCTGCGGCACCGGGTGACGATCCAGGAGAAGTCGGTTGCGCAGAATACGACGGGCGAGGAGGTGATCACCTGGGCGGATGTGGCGACGGTGTGGGCCGCCGTCGAGCCGTTGCGCGGGTCCGAGTTTGCGGAATTGGAGCGAGCCGGGGCGCAGGTGACGACGCGCATTGTGATGCGCTACCGCTCCGGCATTTTGCCGGAGATGCGCGTGGTGTTCGGAACGCACGTGTACGATGTGCGTTCCGTCGTCCACGTCGAGGAGCGCGGGCGTGAGTTGCAGTTGATGTGTCGTGAGTTGCTCTGATGGCCGACGTCATTGAAATGCGGATCGAGGGGGGGGAGGAGCTTCTGCGCAGGCTGCGTGAGATGGGCTTCAGCGTGGAGGATGTGCTCCTGACTGCTGCAACTGCCGGGGCGGAGGTGATCGCCGCCGAGGCGAATACGATGGCCCCGGAGCCGAAGATCGAGGTCGCGCCGGCCGACGGCAACCGCCGGGGGGAAATCTCGGTTGATGTCGGGCCGCCGGAGGATAAGTGGTACTGGCGCTTCCTGGAGACGGGGGCGCAGCCGCACGAGATCACCGCGCACAAGGGACTCCTGGTGTTCGAGGGGGAGCAGGGCCTGGTGCGCACCGGCAAGGTGCATCACTCCGGCATAGCTGCCCGACCCTTCTTGCGCCCCGCTTTGGACGAGCGGCAGGACGACGCCACGGATGAGGTCGGCAAGCACATCTGCGAGGTGATCGAAAAGTGATCCTGGAGGAAGGCATCTACGCGCATCTTACTGACGATGCGGGCGTCGCCGCGCTGGTCGGCACGCGCATCTATCCGCTGCAGGTGCCGCAGGACGTAACACTGCCCGCGGTGGCGTACCAGCGCATTTCGGGACCGCGTGACCACGCGCACGATGGACCTACCGGCCTGGTGCGCGCCCGGGTCCAGTTTTCTGCGCTGGGCAGTACGTACCTGGAGGCGAAGACTGTCACTGAGGCCTTGCGGGCTGCGCTGGACGGCTTCAAGGGCACGATGGGCACGGTGGAGGTACAGACCGTTTTCCTAGAGAATGAGCGGGACGAGTGGGCGGAGGCGTTCCGCTTGCCGGTCGTCCGCCAAGATGTGATCTTCTGGTATAAGGAGTAAGGATATGACATCTGGAATGAGTGCATTTGGTACGCTTTTGAAGCTCGGCGATGGCGAGGAGCCGGAAGCATTCACGGCCATTGCCGAGGTGACGGAGCTCAGCGGGCCGGGGATGTCGCTGGAGCCGCTGGAGCTGACGCACCACGAGAGCACGGGCGCGTGGAAGGAATTCACGGGCGGGCTACTGGACGGGGGCGAGATATCGCTCTCGGTCAATTTCCTCCCCACCAACTCAACCCACACGGGGCTCCGGGATGTGATGGTATCCCGCGTGGCGAGGAACTTCCAGCTCGTGTTTCCCGACTCGGCGGCGACGACGTGGCAGTTTGCCGCGCTGGTGACCGGCTATGAGCCGAAGGAACCGGTCGGCGGCAAGCTCTCCGCCGACATCAAGCTAAAGCTCACCGGTCAGCCGAATTTCTCTGCTGGAGGTGAATAATGCCTTTGACACGCGAGCAGATTCTAAACACTAGCGACATTATGGTCGAGGAAGTCGCCGTACCGGAGTGGGACGGCACGGTCCTGGTGCGCGGGCTGACCGGCGCGGAGCGTGACGCATTGGAATCCAACATCGTGCAAGCAAATCGGGACGGCTCGACGACGGTGGATACACGCAATCTGCGGGCGCGGTTGGTGGCGCTGTGCGTCGTGGATGAGGACGGCGAGCGGATTTTCAGCGACGAGGATGTGGACGCACTCGGTAGGAAGTCGGCTGCTGCGCTGGATCGCGTGTTTTCCGTCGCTCAGCGTCTCTCCGGGCTGCGGGCGGCCGATATCGAGGAGCTGCGAAAAAACTAGAGGCCAGGCCAGAGCGGAGATTCTATTTCCGCCTGGCCCTGGCGCTCGGGATGACCGTCTCTGAGCTACTGGCGCGCATCAGCAGCCGGGAGCTGGCGGAGTGGATGGCTTACGCGCAGCTCGAGCCGTTTGGAGAAGAACGCGCCGACCTGCGGGCCGGGATCGTGGCCGCAACGGTGGCGAACACGGCCCGGGATCCGCGCAAACGGGCCAGGCCGTTCGCGGCACGGGATTTCATGCCACGCTTCGGGCGGCGACGGCAGACGTGGCAGGAGCAGCTACGGATCGTGGAGCATTGGAACAGGCTGCTCGGCGGTCGTGATCTGCGGAAGAAGAACAGATGATAGAGAGGGTATGCTGATGGCAACGCTGGCGACGCTGGTAGTGCGACTCACGGCGGATGTTAGGCCATTTCAATCTGATATGGCGCGTGCTAGAGCTGATTTGAGGCGAATGAGGCAAACTGTAACACGCACATCGAGGACGGTGGCCGCGGATATGAAACAGGCTGCCAAGCACACCCTCAATGCTGCACGGTCATCTCGTGGCGCGATACGCAACCTGGGTGAAACATTTGGGGGGCTTACTCAAGCCACGCAGGGGACAGGAATAGCAATCGCAGCGATAGCGCGAGCGGTGGTCAATAATGTTGCACCGTTGCGAGCGATGAGCCAGACGGTAGCCGCGTTGCGTTCTCGCTTGATGGAAACGGCACGGGGTGCATTCCGCGTCGCACAGCGATTATATGAGACAGGACGCTCTGCTTTCTTAGCCTCGCGCCCGGTTCAGGCGTTAAGTGCTGCATATAATAGCGCACAGCGCAAGCTCATTGAATTCGGTGGAAATCTGAGCCAGTTTTTCGTGCCTAAGCTGCTCGCGGTGCGCGCTAAAATAGCGAGTCTAGCCACCACGACGCGAGAATACGCTGGTCCCGTTCTGTCTGGCTTGGGACGAGCGGTGCGTGGTATGGGTGGTGTGCTAGGTAATACATTACGAGTTGTTGGAAACCTGGGGCGTGCGTTTGGGGCGCTGGGGAAAATAGGAATGCACGCGCTGGGTGGATTGGGACGAGTAGCAACACAAGCAGGTGGAGCGGTAGTAAATGCACTCAAGCCAGTGGGTGCATTGATGCTACGTGGGGCAGGAGCAGCGGCAGCAGGGGTGGGTGCATTGGGCGTAGCGTTGGCCGGATTGGCCACGGCCGCCGCGCCGCTGGGGAACGTGCGGTCGGCGTTTGCGGGGTTGGCGGAGAGCGTCGGGTCGTCGGAGGCGGAAATGCTGGCCGCGTTGCAGGAAGGCAGCGCGGGGATGATTTCCCAGCGCGACTTGATGCTGCAATTCAACAAAGTCGCGCAGTTGGTCAGCACAGACTTCGCCGCGCAGTTGCCGGATGCGATGCAGTACGTGGCGAAGGTGGCCGCCTCGACGGGCCAGGATTTCGGCTTTCTGATGGATAGCCTGGTCACTGGGGTGGGGCGGCTCTCCCCTGCTATCTTGGATAACCTCTCCATCCAGGCCTCGCTTTCCGAGGCCACCGCCCGCGCGGCGGAAATGTTCGGTGTGGAGGAGGACGAGCTGACGAAGGCGCAGACGCAGGCCGGGATGATGTCGGTTGTGATGGAGAAGCTGGCCGAGAACACCGCTGCAATGCCGTCCGTGGCGGGCACGGCGGCGGCGGGGATGGCCGGGCTGAAAGCGCGGCTGCAGGATGCGAAAGATAGCGTCGGTACGGCGTTTCTGCCGACGCTGAACGCACTGATTGACAATCTGCTGCCTCTGGCGGTTCTGATTCTGCCGCTGGTCACTGAGGCGGTAGGCAATCTCTCCACTGTGATCGTCCCGCTGGCGGAGGAGTTCGGTGTGTTCGTCAATCGCTTGGCGAACGGGGTGGACCCGCTCGTCGCATTCCAGGCGCTGCTGATGCGGCTCTTGCCGGAGGAGTTGCACGGCAAGATCGCGGAGATTCGCCACCAGGTGGAGGCCTTCATCGCGCAGGCGGAGGCGGTAGCGGGCCCAATCCTGGCATGGGTGAAGGATAACGTCGAATTAAAGGATGTGCTGACGGCGCTGGGGGTGGCGATTGCAGCGGTCGTCATCCCCGCGCTGGCGTCGGTGGTGGCGTCGGTGGCGCCGGTAATCGCAGCGGGCGTCGCGTTGGTAGCGGCGGTCGCGGCGATACGGCAGGCGTGGGAGACGGATTTTCTCGGCATCAGGACGACGGTCGAGAATGCGCTGGCGGCCATCAGTGCGTTGGGCGAGCACGGCGCGGCGATTATGGCGAAGGCACAAGAAATCTGGGAAGCCGTCGTCTCCGTGTTCGAGTGGGCCGTCGGACAGTATGCAGAGGTCTTTGCCGCGTTCAAGTCGGCCTTCGAGGGCGACTGGTACGGTTTCGGCGAACATTTGCGCAACGTGTGGGACGAGGTGTGGGGGAAGATCGTCGAGATCGGTCAAATCGCCTGGCAGAACATTCACGACTTTTTCACCGGCACGGACTGGGGGGCGGTGGCACGGGCGATCATTGACGGGATCGCTGCCGGGATTCGCAACGGCGCGGCGGCGCTTGCAGATGCGGCACGCGCAGCGGCACAGGCGGCGCTGGACGCGGCGAAAGGCTTCCTTGGCATCGATTCCCCCTCCCGCGCCTTCATCCGTGTCGGGCAGGCTGCCAGCGCGGGCTTCGCGCGGGGGCTGCAGGAGGTCGGGCCTGTGGAGCGGGCCGCCGCGCAGATGGGGACGGCGGCATTGAGTAGCGCAGAGCGGGCGGTAACTCGCATCGAGGCGCCGGTGACGATCAACGCGACGGTGGCCAGCGGGTTGGACATCGAGGACCTCGCCTGGAGGGTGAGCGAGATAATCGGTGCCAGGCTGTACGATTACGCGGTGTGAGGTGAGCGATGAACGATCACATTGTCGTGCCGCGCGGAGGCTCGGCGACGGTGACGGCCGGCGGGGTGTCCGTCGTGGTGACGTGGCCCCTGACGGACGACGGGCAACCATGGCCATGGTCGCGGGACATCAGCGGGGAGTTGGCGCGGAATCCCCACTGCCCGCCGCCGCTGCAACGCGGCTGGTGGCAACGTGAGTTGAGCCAGATTGATGGGCTGACGATCCACCACACGCTGAGTCACTCGCCCTGGGCGACGGCGGAGCACTATGTCCACAAGGGCGGGGGACGACCTTCGATCCCGTACCACATCTGGATCACTGAAGCGGGAGAGGTGCTCCTATGTCTGCCGCTGACGGAGGGTTGCTGGCACGATCATACCGGGCATCGGAACACGCACATCTCAGTTGGCCTGGCCGGTGAGCGGCACAAGTATCCGCCCACAGCGGCGCAGCTGGCCGCCGCTGTGCGGGTAGCTGCCTGGGCGATCAACAATCCTGAAATGCAGGTGACGGTCAAATCAGTGAAGGGGCACAACGATTATTACTCCACCATTTGTCCTGGTTGGGACGCAGCGGGCTGGCGGGCGAAGTTCTATAACCGATTGCACGAGAGTTTGGAATGACCTGGCACTTCCAGATTGCACGAGTGGAATGGACAACGAGCGGCGAGATCGTCACCGCGCTCAACCTGTCCGGGAGCGTGATCGAGTACGCGCCCCAGCAGCCCCGCCTCGGTCTGTTGCAGACGGCGGGGGCGCGCGACGGCTCCGTGCCGGTGGCGCACGAAGCGCGGAATGTTACGGAATCAATTCGCGTGCAGCTGGATGATCCGGCCTCGGCGGTCACGAGTTACCATAATGCAGCGGAGGCGATCCGGCGGGCGTTGTTGTGGGCGGAGGGTTTTCGTCTGGATCGGCGCGTCGTCGTGCGATTTCGGGACGACAATCGCCACGACACGGACGAGTGGTACGAGGCCGACTTGTACGACGCACGGGTGGCGCTGGAGCAGCACGGCTCGGTGATACGGTTGTCCTGGGAGCGTGCTCCATATTGGAGTGGTCCGGAGATGCTCCTGAAGGTCAAAAACAACTGGACGCAGTACAGCGGCGAGGTGACGCCGGACGAGGACGGTTACGCAGATTATGCGCAGGTCACCAATTGCGATGACGACAATCCCCTGCACGACAATTGGATCATCGTCGAAGCGCCCGACGGAACAGTCGAGACGCCGGCGCACATCAGGATCAACAACAACTACGATAGCAATCGTCTTAAGGCCGTGCGGATTGGCTGGAGCGATCGCCCGCAGGCTTTCACGCTGGAAGCAGAAGATGCGGCGGGGGCGTACATCGAGCCGGGGGACTCCTACAGCAACCTCGCGCACGCGAAAGCGACCACATTTAAGTGGGAGATCGAGCACAGCAACGTGCGGGATTATGTCGGTCGCTTCAAAGTGTTCGCCAACGGCTGGCTGGCGGATTCGACCTGGAGGCTATGGGCCGGGTACGCGCTGACGAAGAAGCAAGAGGCGCGGTACCCGAACGGCATGAATTACGCCGAAGGCGCGAACGGATGGACGGAGATCGGAGAGCTATCGCTTCCCCCAGGCCCCTACCTGGCACCACCTCGCCCAACCCTGGTGATCTGGTTGGAGGGGTCGGCGGAGAAGTGGCTGGACTATTTGCTATTTATGCCGGTACAGCGGTGGCAGCATAGGTACATCTGGTTTTCGGACGGCTATAACTGCGTTCCAGGCGCGAGCATTGATGATGATGGCTGGCGGGGCACGCTCGGCTACGATTACGGAGGCATCAATTACGCCAGCCTCAGCGCCTACGGCGAGCCGATTCGGTTGTGGCCGCAGGCGAACGAGCAGATGCTCTCGTTCGCGCTGACGAGTGACTACGACGCAGCGGAGGCACTGCGCAGCGCGTTGGTGACGGTGTACGCCAGGCCGAGGTATGACGTACTGCCGTAGAGGAACAGAACAATGAGCTTTACTTATGACGAAACCTCAAAGGAAATCAGGAAAGACGGCAGCCGGGTGGGCTGGGCGGTGACGGCGGCGGCGGCGACGACGATTATCGCGCTGATGATTGCCGTGCTCAACAACGAGCAGCCGCTGGTGACGTTCTTCTCCTCAATCTTGCCACCCCCCCCGGGCGTGCCGTATTGGGATAAATTGGTTGCCCGGGATGGGGAGGGCGTCGAGGACTGGTGGGTTGGCTCCGTGCCGGTGACGAATACGAACAGCCTCGGTGTTGTGGATCGAATCACTTCGACCGTTGGTTTCACGCTGACCGAGGTGTGGGACACATCGGTTATCTCGTTGACGGCGTGGATGACCGATACCGGTGGAACCGTTGCCGATGGCGACGGGGTGTTGACCTGGACGGCGTCGAGTGCTATATCCGGGGCCGTGCTCGTCAAGACCTGGGACGTGATCGGCACGTCATGGAGCGAGAGCACAATAACGGAGACGCTGGCCACGGCGTCGGGTAGCAAGACTGTGCTGGTGCGCATCAGGCACGAGATGCCACCGACGCCCACGCCCACGCCGACCTCTACCCCAGCGCCCACCCCAACGCCGCTGCCGACGTTCACACCGGGCTATACACCCGCGCCGTGGGAGGAGACGCCGTACCCCACGGCGACGCCGGGACCAGTGAGCGGGACGCCGGAGAGACCGCTGGCTTACACGATCTATATGCCGATAGTCACCAAGAATGCAGAATGAACCGAATCCAGATCCTGCTTACGACCTCGAACGAAGAACTTGACGTAACTGAGCGCGTGGCGCGGTGGGAATTTTGTCATCGCGCCGGCGTGGGGTATGCGACGGCGACGGTGACGATTGAATGTCCAGAGCGTGATTTGTGGCCGCTGCTAGACGAGGGGCAGGGATGCAGTATCTCGTTCCGGTTGGGCGGGAACGAGTTGTGGACGGGCACGCTGGCGTCGCCCGGGTTGCGCGGGTCCGGGCGGCAGGTTGACGATTTGGCATTGGAGTTCGAGGGCCAGGGGCTGAAGCTGCGGGATACGGAGGTGTGGCGCGTCTTTGCAGACTCCACGTATGGCTGCTGGACGCCGGAAACGAATCTGCCGGACGGATTCGTGGCGGACAACAATAACCGGGTGTACGTCGCCGCCGGCAACAATACGTTTTCGACCGGCGACGAGGCAACGGTCGAGTATCCCGATAGCACAACGGTGTTGGGGGCGGGGATCGTACAGATCGAGGCGACGGCGACTGTCGAGTTGGAATACGGATCGTGGATCGTCGAATTACGCGACGACAATGGCGCCGTCCTATGGAGCACGACGACGACGACGGAGACGACGCTCGATCTGACGGTAGATGAGGCTGACGGTCTGGTCTTTGCGTTGCGGGCCACGGGGGATTGCTCGCTGGGGAGCGAGGAGATCGTCTCGGCCAGGTTGACAGGGGTGGTGGTGCGTACCATCGCCGACACGCGCACCTCGGACGTGATCGAGGAAATCATCGCGGATGAGGGCATCGAGGGGGATGTAGCGACCGGGCTGGCGATTGACAGCGCGGTGTACCAGGGTGATTCGCGATTGGCGGTGGCGCAGGATATGGCGGCGCTGGGCGACGGCTCAGCGCCGTGGCTGTTCGCGGTTTATCAGCGGGCGCAATTTTCGGCCTGGCCATCAGAGCCGACGTGGGAATTGACGCGGGATGAGATGGGTACGTGGCAGATCGCGTATCAGCGGGACGCGATCTACAATGCCGTCCGCGCGCGGATGCCGGACGGCTGGTTGAGCGGTTGGATCACCGATGCATATTCTATTGCTCGGTGGGGGCGGCGGGAAGCGACTATCAGCGTGCCCGATGGGTCGCAGGCGGAGGCAGAGTATTGGGCAGCCACATACCTGGCGGATCACGCTTGGCCGATTTCGGCGCTGCGGTTGAGCGCCCAGGCGCGGATCAGGAGCCCGGACGGGGCGCTGTGGCCGGCGTGGTATGTGAAGGCCGGGGAGATCGTCCGGCTGCGGGATGTGCTCCCCCTGCGTGACCTGAACATCGAAGTAGCCGAGGTGCGGGCTACGGCGAGTGGAGTGCGAATCACGCCGCGCGGGGCGATCAATCGGCTGGAGGTGGTACTGGCGGAGCGGGCGCAGCGGCGGCAGGGCGGGGGGCGCCAGCAGTTGAGCGGCGCGGAGCCGCCGCGTACCCCGGCGGCGCAG